ACTACCGCCCCATAGGGATTTTTCAACCGTTTCAGGTTGATTCTGTACTATCTCGCCGAGATCGCCAGACTTTCGGAAAGCAGTGTCTTGCTCTACAAGTTCCACACGCTTACCAAATTCATTGAATCCACTTGATACTGTTGCAATATCTTTTGCAACTGCTTCAAATGAACTTTTTGCTGTTTCAACATCAACCTTTGAAGACTTAAGCATTTCTACTTCTGCCTGCAATGAGTTAACCTTTGAAACTAGATCGCTAAAGGCTGATTCTAGAGTGTTCTTGATTTCTACAGTTGAATCAACTGCTTCATCTGATTTAGATACTTCTGTAACTTCTTCAACTACGTCAACTGCAGAAGTCTCTTCAGACTTTGCAATCTCTTCAGATGCTGGGGCTTCATCAGCCTTAATAACATCTTCTGTAGTTGTTTCAACTACTGCATCAACCTCTGGAGCGACCTCTGACTTTTCTACTTCTACTGCTGCTTCTGTTTCAAGAACTTCTGCAACTGCTTCTGTCTTTTCTGTCATAGGTTGTACCTCCTTGTTAATCTTAGAAGTATTAATGCCTTTAGCACTATCAACTAAGAATTTTATCATTGTTACTTTTTCTTTATCCGTTTTTTCAACGAAACCTATATTTTCCATTTGTTCACCGTTTATTGGACTAGTTTCTGACTCATTCTCAGATGCCAAAACTATACCATTTGCTTTATCGTAAAAAACATTTTCTAAAACTGTTGCGTCACCCTTAAATACATCTACTCCGTCTACCTTTTCAACAGATACAATGTTTGCAAATTGATTTGCTGGGGAATCTACAAGACTCAACTCAACTAAATCATATTCTTTAATAACTCTAATTTGTGTGTCTGACTTTTCATCATATGCGTCATCCCACTTATTCATTCTTCCGCCAATAGAAAAACCAGTTAGCGTTCCATCTAGAACTTTTTCCCAAGTATCTTGTGCACCTTTTGAAACATATGCGGAGACAAAAACACCCTTATAAAACTTCTTTGATTCTGGATCAAAGTACTTGTCTTCTTTAAAGTTAACCATCTTACCAACTGCTAGTGGTTGGTGCATTTCTCTAATGTTCCCACGGAATTTTGCAAATGCTGCCATTGATGCTTCTGCTGTTACGATGTCATCTTGCTTATCAATATTGTCAAGTGATGCAAAGCCTGAGACGATTCTTCGCTCTTTATCTACCTTACTAAAAGGCATCGAAAGTCGGAGATTATCTCCCTCTGAATTCCAGTGTGCTTTAGATATAATCATGGTTATTCTATTATATACCCTTTTTTATTGAAGTATCACTATTTGGACATATCGGACACATCGTCAACTTTACGACCTTCGCCTTTTGGATTTCTTCCACTTACTGTGGCTGGTCCGTCAGACTGGTTATTAGTTCTTTCTGTGTCTCTTTGTCTATCTGCATTATCATTTGCTGTGTCTTGAGGTTTTGGATCGAAAGGCTCGTTACCGCCTTCAATCTGTGGAAGACCAAGAAGTTCTCTACCTTCATTTGGTAGCATAACCTGAGTCTTAACAAGTCTTTCAATTATTTGTGATTGAGCAATTTCATCTGTAAGAGTAAGTTCGTTAAACTTAAACTCCAAGATATCTGTTTTTTCTCTTATAATCTTGTTAATCATTTTCTCAAGATTTCTTTGTGCTGGTCTTGCAACTTGCTCTTTAAATGTGCGGTCTTGAGATAGGGCTGCAGCGATGGCTGCTGAATCAGAACCACCAATTTTAGAAAGAGGAACTTGATGTGCAACAAGAATATCATCTCTGTTTTGTTTACGATACTCTTTAAATGATGCCTCTTGAATTCCATTTTCTACAGGATCCATCTTAAACTCTACCTTGTTGGTATCTGAATCTCCAGGAAGTGGAATATATAGTGTTCTATGATTTTGTCCTTTAAGACCACTTTGAAGAAATCTAAACATTTTATCTTCTGCCTCAGCAGATAGTTTTGCTCCCTTAAGCGTTACAACATATCTTGGCGTTGCTTTATTCTGGAAGTAGTCAATATTGTATTGTGATGCAAGTTGATCTCCGTGAAGCGATCCAATCGCAGACATGATATCTGGAACGCCATAAAAAGTATTTAGTGGTGAGTATTCTTTAAAATGAATAATCTCATTTGGACGAGCATCTGTTCCAAGTGGATTTGCATTTGTTGCTCCAAAGTTACGGAAGTAAACTACTTTGTTTGCAATGACCTGAACAAAGCCATCACGAAGACGACGAACACGCATTGTTGTAGATGGGATATGACCAACATATCCAATGTCCCCACGAACTGTTCTTCCTACTTCAAGGTATCCATTTCCTGTTGCTTGTAGATCAGTAAACACCTTTTCCATGGTTGTAGTAAAGGAGTCTTCTGTATTTAGAGATTCTAGCCAATCGCTTAACTCAATCTTGGCTCTTTCAATTCTTCTACGTGCATTTTCTGCTGTCTTTGGTTCTGATGCTTCTAACTTAAGCATTGTTCTTTTAGAAACCTTAAACTCATAACCAAGCCCAACAATATTTTCTACCTTGGCATCAATTGCTGCGTGGTTTGCAAATGAAGTATCATAGAAACTTGCAAGTTCGTAAAGATTCCATGGTGGAGTAATTACATCGAATAGTCCGTAAGCATTTCTAAATACTGTTCCTGAGTTAATCTCTTTGGACTTTGCTCCGTCACGACCAGTGCTTTCTGCTCTTGAACTTTCTATGTATGCTGGTGTTGCTTCACCCTTTAGTACACGAGTTGTTCTTCTTTTAAAGTTTGCATCAAGTCCCTGCAAATCTTTGACTACATCCCATGACTGATTAAATGGATCTTGCTTTGTAAAAGTGTCATCTTCAGGAAGTGGACTATCTGTCTTTGCTCTAATAAAAAATTCTTTGTCTTCACTCATTAGTCATCACTTCCATATTTTGCAATAGTATCCTTGGCTGCTTGTACTGCACCAAGATCGTTCATAGATGGAATTAATCCTTCTGCCATTCTTTGTTTTTGCTCAGAGTATTCTTCTTCTGAGATTCTGGTTAGACCTGGAACGAAGATGCATTCTCCATCTCCTTCATCCCCGTAATATCTTGCTGCTTCTTTAAGTTTTGATATTTGAAGGATATCTCCTTTCATTGATTCAATGTTTAAAACAGAACCAGTTCCATCCGTAAACCACTTACCGTTAGCCTTTTTGTAAACATAAAGACCCCAGTCATAGTGTTTTTCAATAATTTTTGCACGGGACTCTCCCACTTGCCCTTTCATTCTGGGCAATTGCTTCTTCTTTTTACGCGGATCTTGAGGATTCATACCTATAAGTATACCATATTAGACAGCACTAGCCGTTATTTGTTTCGAAGTAATACCTTTATACACGGTATACTCGTACCCATTAACTGTAAACACCTTGTCCGTATCAATAATAATCTTGTTAGTTCCTGTGTAACTCTTGTAGATTGTTGATGGATCTACTCCATAATAACTTGTTGAAGATAAAATCAAAACCCCACGCCAAACAAAAGAAGATGTTTTCCAGTTATCCCATTCAAGGGTAAGAGGAAGAGAGTATTTAACTCCAAACCACGGTCGTATATCAACCTTTTGAACCTCTTGCAGGTTTGTTGATTGATAATAAGATATCATATTAAATGTTATTGGTCCATTTAGATTAATTGACCCAACCCTAGAATCAAAGTTTAATAGGTTTGGAAATGATATTCCCAAGAACCCCCACTCTTTTACAGTTACAACGGGCTCTTTGACAAGTTTTCCATTCCAATAAAACCCTATATTGTCTTCTAGTTTTCCAGTTCTTACGTTTATAGCATAAATCTTAGCCCGTTCTCCACTTGGGTGAATGGCTACCATATAAAATTTTATATGAGTGTCTTTTGATTGAATCTCAAATATTTCTGTTGAGGCGTACGGGAATGCATCTTGATCGTACCTTATTGCTATCTGCATAGCCATAACCTTGTAGTTGCTAGACATTTCTTTATTAATTGGAATAGACAATCCACGATTAACCACTGGATCAAATGTTCCTTTTAACTCTATTCCCGTATATCTTGTTAGATAGAGGTATGGAGAACTACCCTTGTAAATTGAAAACGGATTCCTATCTTTATAGTCATAGTAAAATCCAGATTTTTTGTATGGGTACATTTCATTTCCAAATCTTGTTCCAATTGGATTCGGAGATGTTGAATTAAATGCCTGAGAAGCATACTCAAGGTTTCTAATCTTAACCTTGTTGTTTATAATACCTTTTACATTAAAGTCTAAATGTGTGACAAGTGCAAGATCTGTTACTCTGACATCTTTTGGAGGGTAAATGATCATATTATTTACAACTTCGTACTTTGTGTTCATCCAGTTATTTCCTGGAGAAACAATAGAATCATTAGAAGGTTTTTCTATATTAATAAAGTTTGACTCTAAAAGGTTGGCTCCGTTTTCAATATACTGAAATGTAACATAAGATTTAACTAGGGAGCCTGAAGTATCATACTTGTAATTTTTAAACGCTCTATTTTTTAAATCATCATAATTTAAATACCCTGTAAACAATTGATTATCCAAAGACTCATAAGTTCTTTGTATTGGAATATTATATTCATCTAATAATTCTTTATATGTCCACTCATCTGTTTGCTCTTCTTCAACAAAATTTGAGGGTGCTGGATAGTTAATATTAAATTGAATCAGGTCAAGGTCATAGTATGAGTTATTTTTTTTATCTGTAACAAATTGAGAAAAGTATGTTAGTGGAATATAGTCTTCCCAATAACCCTGCACATCAATGTCTAAGGTGTAATTATCAAAGTAGAAAGATGGAGAGAGTGTGTAACTTGCGGTATGAACCTGAAATCTATCTACAGGGTATGAATCTGCTCCTCCTGAATCAACCAATTGATCCCACTCCGCACTATTGTTTCCAAAATAATCATCTGTAGAGTTATATTCTACATCTACTGTGTTTGAGTATAATTGAAAAACATTCTCATCATTTATAGGAATTCCTCGCTCATTAAATAACCCCTCAATTTTTTTGTGGTTTCTTTCTGTGCAAAACCCAACTTTGTATATTTTACCAGTAAAGGTTTGTGTTAGGTCTGATTTTCCACCTATGTAAAATTTTAATGTGTTTATGTTGCCAAAAAAAGAAGCAACGCTGCCTCCAAAATATTTAGAAACCTTATCTATGTCTAGCCCAACAGAAAATATTTCTTCTAGTGCTATACCAGTAAATGGATCATTATCAGACCAAGAAAATGTTGCAATAATGTTTTCTGTATTTCCATAATTTAATTTATAAACTATATCTTTGTTTTGTGTAGAGATTTCAAAATAGTCGGAAGAGTTTTCTGACTCTACTCTAAATAAGGTCTGTGTCTGAGTTGGTTCTTCTAAAAATTTAAAAGAGCCATAAAAAGATCTAACTCTTTGATTTAAAAAGTTTAAATTATCAAAATACATATACCCGTTTGTAACGGAATCAAAAGAAAAGAATTTATCTGGCTCATCCTGAATCTCTCCAAGGTCAGAATACAACTGATTAATATTTGAAGACCCAAGAACTATTTCTGGTAGTTTATAGTCTGGAGTACATAAAAGATTGTTTTCAACACTAAGATTGTCAACAATTGCTTGATTCCATTTTCCTATGTTTGGATATGAGTAGTTATTTGTATAGTCTGCAAATGGGTAATCTATATATACTGATGAACCACTATATGATTGATTAATCCCCTCTGGAAATTCAACTCCTTGGCCATAAACAAACCTTTTTTTAGCAAGAATAATTGGAACAACATAGGTGTATATAGCAACACAATCAATTTCTATAGGAGAAACATCTTCGTATGCATAAAATCCAATCCAGTCTTGCTCCTTGTCATTTAAAATACTTACAGGAAATACTAAATCTGAAGTTAGGTAATTTAAAGAAATTACCTCCTCTCCGTTTATAAGAAGAGATGCATTGTTTTCAGAAAGTCTTATGTGTATAAGCATTGGCCTTGTCCATTCACCAATGTAGTAAGATCCAGAATTTTCTCCAACTTTTAAAACAATAAAAGGTCCTTCAACATATAATCCATCTGTAGAAGAAATTGGACCAAGAATTCTTTTCTTTGTAATTGAGTCTGAATTAATTCTAATCCATGCTTCCAAAGTGTACTCTTTATACTGACCAGCCTCAGATAAAAATCCAAGACCTGGGATAATAACAGATGGCATATCTGTATTTGGCAAAAGTTTTGTTAAGTTTGATGCGCCGTATACAAGTGGAATTCCTGTGTTCTTTGCCATAAGGCTATTATCTTTAACCAAATAGTAGCCTTTATTTTCTTCAAGACCGTATGCATCTGCTGGAATTGCAAAAGACGAAGGCAAAGCGATAGTCGAAGGAAGAGAAATCTTTTGAACACCAAGTGAAGATGAATTAAACTCTTCAGACCACTGCCCGACAGTAACTCCGTTTACTAAAAACTCATAGTCTTCTTCATTTAGGGCTCCACCAACATAGTTAATTTTGATAACAACTCTAAACTGTGTGGTGTCTTCTGGAATGTCAAATGTTTCTGATATAAAAAACCATCTATTTTGAACCGATGTGGTATAAGACTTTAGTCTTTGTATTGTACTTCCAGATGTTGTGTCGTAGTACTCATATCCAATTTCAAAACTAGATGTATAGGCACTTATCGAATTAAAAAATGCTCCTACAGAAAATGTTGATAGATCTTTGTTTAAGGTTGAAAAGTTAGCAATATCATTACTTATGCAAGTTATCTGACTAAATGGATCATTTGTTAAATCCCCAGTAATTTTTGTTGTTTGGCTATCTGGAAATGGCTCATCCGATAAAGAATAAACACTAGCAGATCCATTGTCGATTTCCCAAGTAGTGATATCTCTGCCAGACTCATCTATCAAACTTATATAGTCAGCCTTATCGTCCAAAGCCCACAAAGCGATTGGATGCTCTGCATATATTTTTTCTGCGTACAGATTTGATGGATTAGACATTATAAGTCTATTTTACCACAGAAGGCTACTTGTTTATTTTAATTTCACAGTAGTCTGTGGTGCAGTACATCTCTCCTTGAGCCTCAAGATTTTCTGCTCCGTCATAAATAGCAGCAAAATCAATATGCTTCAACTTACCAATATAGGACTCATATTGCTCTTCAGTAATCTGAGTATATGGCTGTTGGGGATATGTATGATTTCCCATTGGAAGAAATGAAACTGCCTTTAACTGTCCCTCGTACATATGCAGTGCTGGAACAACATGCTTTGACTCTGTTTCCTTGTCAAATGAAAGTGTTACAGAAACACCATTGTCTGACCAGTACTTCTGAGCAGTTGCAGCAAGTGCAATCTTTTCAAATAATGTAACATCCTTTTCAGATCTTGGATGACCTGACTTGATTGGGAAGTAAACTACTGATGTGTTTGCTGATACTACGTCATCTTCAATTGTGTACCCCGCTGCTTTGAACAAGTGCATCATTGGGTCTGTGTTTCCAAAACGAACTGCACGAAGGAAAAAGTTTCCTCCAGGTCCCCAGTGAACTCCAGGAGTTGCACCAGAAAGAATTGAAACTGATCCTGATGGCTTAACTGTTGTTACACGAATTGATTCACGAACACATAGCCATTCTGAATATTGGTGATCATAGTGACGAATCTTGTTGTAGCCTTCATCCATCCATTCACGAACAATTGGCAAACCTTTTTGATCTGCAAATGATGCAATACCAGTAAGAGATGTACCAATACGACGATTGCGTTGCATAATACCGTTTGTTTGTGGCCAGTGTGTTGGAACAAGTGTTACAGTCTTTCCATACAAGTATGCAAACTTCAGGGTACGCAGGAAGTCTTCCTTAGATT